TGTCATACACGCCGTCGAAGAGCAGACGCTCGAAGGTGATGTAATCGCCCGCCCGTTTGTTGCCCGTTTCTTTGCCGGTCACGTCATCAGTCTCGTACTCATCTGGCGATAAATGAAAGCCCGCGATGAAAGCGGGCGTTGTGAAGGTGATGCTGGTTATATTGTGTTTTCCCAGCGGGAAGAGTTCTGTGTGTTTGGTTTGGTTCATGCTTGCTCCTAAGTCTGCACATCCGACGCTGCCACGTTGCGCCCGCAGTGAATCAGGCGTACCCCGCCATCGCGTACTGCTTCGTAGTTCCCTCCGGTGCGCAGACTGCCGTATTGATAGGTGTAAGTTCCTGTCTCTTCCAGGCATACCACCCGCTGATGGAAGGGCAGCATCACCGTTGCCAGTTTCAACGGACTACCCGTGACGGCAACCGTCACCGTAAAACTGTCGTCATCCTTTCCGTCCTTGCGCAGAAAGGCGGTAACACCCCATTTGGTGGTGAAATCGCAGGCGCCACCCGTCCCCGTATTACCGCCACCACTTTCCAATGCTTCAATGCGGCCCGTCAGGTCGGTAACTTGGTCTTTGAGGGTCTTGATATCGCCTTGGATACCGCCAATCACCGCTTGATCAACACCCGGTAATGGTGACGGGTTCGGCGCCGGTGTTCTCGGCAGGCTGTCCACCATCTGCGTAATGCGGGTAATCTCGTTATTGATATCCGTGACCCGTTGCGATAGCGCGTTGAAGTCGTCACACGACGGCGCACTGGTGAGTGCTTTGCCCGCGCAGTCGGTGAGTGTCTTCGCTTCCTG